AAAGCGTTAAAAGAATATAATGATAAATTGGGTGAGTCAGTTGGTTATGCTGGTTCATTAAAACAGGCCGAAGATTTACTTGCTGCAAATACAAAAATTGTTGTTGAGGGTATCAGATTAAGGGCTATGGCTCAAATCTTCTACGCAAAATCTGCTGAGGCTGCAGCTAAGGCCGTAAGTGGTGAAGGTATGTCACCAACTTTTTGGCAACAAACTTTTAATGCGTTAAAGGCTGGTGGTAATATGTTTGGTTTGATAATGAATAACGCAGATACATATGCTGAAAATATTATAGAAAATCAAAAGTTAATTACCGATTTTGCTAAGGAAGGTGACAAATATACTAATCAAGCAATTGAAAGTCAAAAGAAATTAACAAAAGGTGCTGCTGGTCCACCAAAAACAGGAGGAGATAAAAAAGACCCATTAAAAGAAGCACAAGATAGAATTAATGCAAACGAAGCGTTACAACAATCTGAGGATGAATTGGCTGAAGCGAACAGAAAGAAATCTGAAAAGGTTATCCAAGCTTTAAGAGAAGAACAATTATATAAGGATGCTGAGAATATCAGAGAGAAACAAAGACTAACTGATTTACAAAACGTATTAGATTTATTCTTAAAAAAGAAGTTAATATCCCAAAAGGAATATGAGAAACAAAAGAAGGCGTTAGATATTGAAGCAAACAATCTTGAAAAGACTTATGTAAATGATAAGACTGAAAGGGAAAAGAAAATAGCAACAGAACTTGAAAAGATTAAAAAATCTAATTCAGATAATATTATAAAATTAGATGAATTATACGCTGATGAGGAAGTAAAATCACAAAAGAAAAGTCTTAAAAAACAACAAGAGGAATTTGAAAACGAGGGTAAGAAAAAAGTTAAATCTTATAAAGAAATACTTGACCAATTATTAAAAGACGAAGGTATAACTTTAGAGGAGTATAATGATAAATTAAAAAAATATACTAAACTTGTTAATGATGAGGTTGCCATTTTAAAAAAAGAGGCTGAAGATGAGGATAACAAAAGACTTAAAGAAGAAAAACTTAAGAAACTTGATGACGAACTTAGATTTTTAGATATAAGAAAAGAGTCAGTTAGACAAGGTACAAAAGAGTACTATGAAATATTAAGAGAAATATCTGATAAGTCGGAAGAAAGAGAACTTGAAGCGTTAGATAAATCTTTATATAGTGAAGAAGAATATCAGAAAAAAAGAACTGAAATTTCTGCTAAGTACGCAAAACAAAGAAACGATATCAAGCAACAAGAGAACGCAGCAATGTGGGCGGGTGTTTCTCAAACCTTAGACGCGTTAGCTTCAATCAGTAACGCTATTGCAGGTGGATTAGATGATGAGGCAAAGAAAAGTAAGAAGGCGTTTGAGGAAAGAAAGAAACTACAAAAGGCTACCGCTTTAATGTCTGCAGCTTCAGGTATAATTCAAATCTTAACTCAACCATCAACCTTACCATCACCATTTGATTGGATTGTTAAAGCAGCAAACGCAGTTGCGTTAGGTGTATCTACAGCAATACAAATCAAAAAGATTAATGAAACCAAATTTGAGGGTGCACAAAGTACAACTCCTAACTATGGTAGTAGGGCAAGAAACTACGCTGATGGTGGAATGATTGGTGGTAGAAGACACGCACAAGGTGGAACAATGATTGAAGCTGAAGCAGGTGAAGCAATAATGACAAGAGGTGCTGTAACTATGTTTGCACCGTTATTATCGTTAATGAACCAAGCGGGTGGAGGTACAACATTCTCAACGAATATGATGACCACAACACCTGACAATCCAAAAACATCAAATCCAACAACGGATCAAAATCCTATGATTATAAAAACATATGTGGTTTCAAATGAATTAACAACTGAAGCACAAAAACAGGCACGTTTAAAAGACCTATCAACAATCTAATATGGCTAAAACAAAATCATCAACAGGTTCAGTAAAAGTAACCTTTGGTAAAAGAAAGACAGGAAAGTATAAAAAGTCCTATGGACCTAAATCAGAAAAACCTAAACGCTACAGAGGTCAAGGAAAATAACTTATATTTAATATTATGATAAAGAATAAAAGAGATAAAATATTTGAATTAAAGATAGAAGATGACGATGAGTTATCAGGTATTGATAGTATATCTTTAGTAGATGAACCAGCAATTGAAGTGAATTGGGTTGCGTTCAATAAAGAAAAACCACACGAGTTTCATATCCCTGATGGGGAAGATGACGCTTATATTGAAAAGTTAATGTCCGTTGCACAAGACGAACAAGAACTATTTGATGAAGGTTGGGTTGTTGATAGGATTGAAATTATGGGTCAGAATGACTTCTTTTCAACCAATCCAAATGGTCCATCTGCAGGAGATAGAAAAGAATATAACGTACGTTACAAGTATATGTTAAACCCTAACATATCACAGAGTCCTATTATACCTACAACAAGAAATTTCTGTAAGAGTTTAATACAGAGAAATTACGTATGGAGAGTTGAGGATATGGAAGCAACCACAAATGATTTTGGTGATAGTGCTTTAGTATGGAGAGGTGGATTTAACTGTCGTCACGTATGGGGTCGTATCTTATATAAGAAAGACGCTGAGATTACCAACAAGGCGTCAGCCAATACAGGTAAGCTTGAGGTAGATGGTTTCCCATCAGGTTTAGTTCCTGATTTAAAATCAGGTCAACCTTCAACAATTACATCAGCAACACGTGCAAACCCATCACCATCAACAATTAGAAACTTAGGTTTAAGAACTGAAAAGTTTCAAGAGGGTTGTCCTGAATCAACACAAGATGTTGAAATTAATTTAAAAAATAGACAGAAAGCAATTGATGAAGCAAACTACGGTCCACTAAATCCAAATGAACCAAATGAGGAATATTGGAAGAAAAAGGCGGATATGTTTGGTGGTGATATTGAATCAGCAAAGAAAGCAAGATGTGGAAACTGTGCGTTCTTTGTTAAGACACCGAGTATGTTAGAATGTATTGCAAGTGGTATAAATGATATTAATCAATTAGATACCATACAAGCAGCAGATTTAGGTTATTGTGAAGCGTTTGATTTTAAATGTGCAGCAGCAAGAACTTGTGACGCTTGGGTTAGTGGTGGTCCAATAACTGAAGAAGATATGGGATATGATAATAATCTACCATCCTATGTTGATGAAGTATCAGGTAAGACAATATCAAAATCTTTATTGAATGATATTATAGTATGTAAAAAATGTAATTGGGAATGGGAAATTAAAGATGGTGGTGAAGACCCATATGTTTGTCATAAATGTGGTTACGATAATTCACCTAATAAAGATATGTTTAAAAGTCATTCTGACTATCCTGATAGTGTTAAGAACAATGCGAAAGCAGTATTGAAATATGTGGAAGAAAATGGTTGGGGTTCTTGTGGGACTGATGTGGGAAAACAACGTGCTAACCAACTCGCTAAGGGTGAAGCCATCTCGGAAGACACGATACGTAGGATGTATAGTTACCTATCAAGACACGAAGTAGACTTAGAAAGTTCTAAAGGATACGGTGATGGATGTGGTAAATTGATGTACGATAGTTGGGGAGGTAAGTCAGCACTAAGTTGGGCTGAGGCTAAAGTCAAAGCTATGGATAAAGAAAAAATGTCCAAACAATATTTCCAAGCTGATGATGAGAAAAGAATTGTGTTAGGGCCAGCAATGATACCTGACCAAAAGATATTCCGTAAAGATGCAATGGGTAATCCTTACTATGTGTTCTTCTCTCCTGAAACGATTAAGATGATTGCTGAGAAGTATATGAGAAATAAGTACACAGACAACAACGATCAGATGCACGATGGTAAAGCGGTTAAAGATGTATATGTAGTTGAGTCTTGGATTAAAGAAGATGAAACTGATAAGTCAGTAAAATACGGTTATGGTGATTTACCTATCGGTACTTGGTTTGTTTCAATGAAAGTAAGAAATGATGAAACTTGGGCTAAAGTTAAAGAAGGTAAGTTAAATGGGTTTAGTGTATCAGGTTTCTTTGAGGAGGTTGCACAGTTCTGTAAAGAGGAAATGTTCCTTCAACAAGTGGCTAAAATCCTTAATGAAGTAAAGGAATAAAATAAATTTGGGAATATATACTAATTTATATATTTAATAATAGAACAATAAATTAAAACAAATAAAATAAATTATGTCAAATTCAAAAACCGCAATTAGTGAAATAAAAAAATTGATGGTTCAATTTGGTTTCTTAAACGAAGAATCAGTAATGGCTTCTTTCAAGTTAGAAGATAATACAATTTTACAAGCTAACAAATTAGAAGTTGGTGAGAAGATTGTTAAAATCAACGAAGCGTTTGAACAAGTAGCTTTAGAAGATGGGTCTTATCGTTTGGTTGAAAACTTTAGTATTAAAGTTAAAAACGGAGAAATTAAATCTGTATCTCATATTTTTGTAGACGCTAAATTGGTAGATGGTACTGCAATTAAAGTTGAAGGTGATAGTTTAGTTGAAGGTGCTAAGGTAGTAGTTGTTACTCCTGATGCTGAAATTCCTGCACCAGACGGTGTTCACGAATTAGAAGACGGAACTAAAGTAGAAACTAAAGACGGTATTATTGCTAAGATTGAAGAAGTAGTTGGTGAGGAAGAAGCACCAAGCGTTGAAGTTGAAGTGGAAGCAGGTAAAAAACCTATGGAAATGGGAGACGAAATGTTAGTTATGTTAAAAGACTTCATCTACAAAATGGGTGAAAAAGTATCAAAAATGGAACAAAATTACAATTCATTACAAGATGAATTTAATCAGTTCAAAAAAGAACCAGCAGCTAAAAAGATAGCTAACGGTAAAACAGATTTCAATAAACAAATTAGTGGTGATAGTTTAGACTCTAAGTGGTCTGCAATTCAAGCACTAAGAAATAAAAAATAATTAAAAATAAAACAAAATTATGAAAATTTTATCAAGAGAAGAATTTGCGTATGACGTAGCCTCAATTGGTTCTTATGTAGATCAAGTAGGTGGTGAGTTATTGTCAAAAGCACTTATCGGTGCAACAACTCCAAAATATGTAAATGTTAAATTAGGTATCAAAGGAACACAAGCTTTGAACTTATTAAACTCAGACATTGTCTTCCAATCAGGAACTTGTGGATGGCTTCCTCCAACAGGAACTACAACAACTTTCACACAAAGAAACATTACAACTTGTGCTGAGAAGTATAACGAAGCTTTATGTTACAAAGATTTGTATGATACATATCAATCAATGTTAATGGCTCCAGGTCAAATATCTGAAACCGTTCCATTTGAACAACAAATTGCTGAATTAAAAGTTAAACAAATTCAACAAAGAATTGAACAAAAATTATGGAAAGCTACTACTGGTGATACTGATTGTTTCCAAGGTTTCTACTACTTAATTGCAACTGGTACAACAGGTGTTGCTAACTCAAGTGGTACAACTTTCAACACAAGTGCTTATGGTACTGCTGGTAACCCTATCACAGAAGTAGATAACTTAATCAACGTATTATCTGATGACGCAATGTCTCGTGAAGATTTACGTGTGTTTATGTCTTATGCAAACTTCCGTAAGTATGTACAAGCTTTAACTAGAGCTAACTTCTTCGCTAATTACATCGGTTCTGCTGATATCACTGCTGATATGGTTGCAATCCATCCTAACACTAACGTTAAAGTTATTCCAACTATCGGTTTGAACGCTTCTAACAGAGTTGTTATTGGACCTGCTGAGTATATGGTTGTTGGTTTTGACTTATTGTCTGACCACGAGAAATTAGTTATCTGGTACTCAAAAGACTTTGATGAATTACGTTTACGTGCTAACTATAACTATGGTGCACAAATCGCGTTATTCGGTTCAACAGCTTACTTCGCTACAAATAACTTAGCGTAATAAAAATATTAAGGGGGAGTAAAATCCCCCCTTTAAAAACATAAACAAAAAAATTAAATATATAAAATATGTCTTGTTATATAAATAGTGGTGTAGCGTTAGGATGTTCTGATGGTATTGGTGGTATCAAATCTATTTGGGTTTTAGGTGCTACTGGTTCAACAGTTGCACAAGTAACTGGTTACACTACATCAGGTAATACTTCAACTTCACCATATGGTGCAATCATTGAGATTGATGGTACAGGAACTTGGTTTAACTTTGAGTTAAAAAGAAACACTTCTTCTTTATCACAAAATACAACTAAGTCATTTGAGAATGGAACAATTTTCTACGAACAGGTTTTAACTGCCGTATTATTCCGTTATTCTCAAGAAAAAAGAAACCAATTATTGGTATTAGGTCAAAACGATAACATCAAAATTATCGCACAAGACCAAAACGATGAGTTCTACTACTTAGGCGATGTTAACGGTATGTACCTTTCAGGAGGTTCAGCTGCAACAGGTACAGCCTTCGGTGATAGAAATGGTATGGAATTGATTTTCACAGGTCAAGAACACGATCCAGCTAACACAATCGAAGTAGCGTCAGCAGCAGCTTTAGAAGCAATGTTGTCAGCTAATGGATTTACAGTAGGATAAAATAAAAACGTAGTCCTGTAGTGGGACGAATTTCTATATTTCAATCCATCTAAAAGAGGGGCTTCGGCCCCTTTTTTTTATCTATACCATTTCAAAGTGATTTTTTTTATATTTAGTTATATAGACATCTTATGTTATACATTCAAAAAGGACAACAAAACGTATTGGTACTAAACATTAATAATAATGCTAGACCAGAATTTACAAGTTATGACTTAGTGTTCACACACATAATGTCAAAGGAAGTTAAGACTTATTCGGTGGATACATCAAATCCAGCAGAATATGTACAGAATATTCGTTATTGTGAAATCACATTAAACCTTCAAGACGCAGGTCAAGACCTAAATTATGAGGGAGAATATCAATTAAATATTTTTGGACAAGGTGGTGGTTATTCGGATATACCTGTATTTGTAGGAATTGCAATATTACAAGGAACAGAAGAAGCGCCAGCGTTTACAGAATATATTTCACCTAATGAGGTTAACGAAAATTACATATATATACAAGATTAATTATGAATGAAAATATAAAAAAATCAGAGTTTCAAAAAATAAGTTTTCAAGTAGCTTCAATGCCAATTTTCTCAGAAGTACTACAACGTAGTCCTTGGGTTTATTATGGTGAGAATAACTTATTACCACAGTACTTTATAGGATTATACGATAACTGTGCAATACATAAAGCGGTAGTTACCTCTAAGGTAAATCAGATAATGGGTGATGGTGTTGTATCATTAAACAACCCAATGGCTACAGTTAACTTTATTAATCCAAAAGAAAACGTTTCCGAAGTAATGAAGAAATGTGTTTTGGATTTTATGTTATTTGGTGGATTTGCTTTAAATATTATTTGGGCTAAAGACCACAAATCTATTGCTGAGATTTATCACGTAGATTTTTCAAGAGTTAGAAGTGGTAAGTTAAATGACGATGATGAAATTGAACATTATTATTATTCATCAGATTGGACAAACATAAAGAAATATCCACCTGATGAATATCCTGCTTTCAATCAGAATAATAAGGACGAAAGTCAAATCTATTATTTCAAGTGTTACCAACCATCTTTAACATACTATCCAATTCCTGACTGGTCAGCTGGTCAACGTGCAATTGAAATCAACGTGGAAAGTCTTAACTTCCATATGAACAATTTACGTAAAGGAATGGTTCCGAGCCTCTGGATTAACTACAATAATGGTATCCCATCGGATGATGAGCAACGTACTTTAGTTCGTGCTTTAGAGGCACAATATGGCGGAACAGATAACGCAGGACAGGCTATTATTTCATTCAATGAAAGTAAAGAACTCTCTCCTGAAATTACACAAATTCCACGTAATGATAATGACAACTACTATCAAGTATTAAACGATGATATTACAAGAACAATTTTATCAGCACATAGAGTTTCTTCTGCTGAGTTATTTGGTATTGCAACCTCAGGTAAATTGGGTGGAGGTGATGAGATTACTGAACATTCTGAGTACTTCCGTAAGATGGTTATTATGCCATATCAAAATGAAATACTACCAGTGTTTAACAAATTGGTAAGTCTTAAGTTTGAAAAACCAACAACGTTTGAAATCAAACCTTTATCATTATTCTTAACTGGTGACATTACAGAAAATCCAACTGTTATTGATACACCTGTGACACCTGTTGAAGCTGAGGCTATACCTGTGAATGAGAACATCAAAGGATTGAAGGGTCGTGAATATCAAGGATTACTACGTATTGTACGTGAATATAACAAAGAAAAAATAACAAGACAACAAGCTATGCAGATGTTGATGAGTGGATTTGGTCTATCTCAAGAAGATTGTATTGCGTGGTTAGGAGAAGAAGAACAATTAAATTATAACTAATATGGGTGTATTATTAATATCAGAAGTTAAATTAAAAAACTTTACAAATATCAATAAGAATGTTGATATGGACGTACTCAAAAGTGAGGTCCAAGTTTCTCAGGATATTGACCTTCAAACAATTTTGGGTACTAGATTTTATAATCATCTATTATCACAAGTAAGTGCAACAGGTAATACTTTTAACGCTGACGAGAAAGTTTTGGTGGATGATTACATTCAACCATTCTTAATTCAACAAGCGTATTTCCAATCTATACCACATTTGTTATATAGAACGATGAACAGAGGTATTGTATCAGGAACTATGGAGGACGCAACGTCTGTGGATATTGGTACTATGCAGTATCTAAGAAACATTCAGAAACAACGTGCTGACTTTTATATGACTCGTCTACAAGATTATTTATTGATTGGTAGAGGTCAAAACAAATTCCCTCAATACAA